CTAATAAATAATGTAATAATGACTTGTTTTCTAAATATTTATAATTCTTATCCAAATATTCACCAAATTTATTCATGTAATAGATTATAAAGTTGCTTGGCAGAAAATATGTAACTGGTAACATTATAATTGAACGACTCCATCCTTTTAAAATATTACCAGTTTTATATGTGTAATATGCTATAATATATGTTACTCCTAAAAGTGAAAAATAATTAATAATATTACTACTAATATAACCTTCTAAAGTATCATCTGCTGGATTATATAAATGATTCCATATAAAACTATCAAATGGTCCTCCATGATATCCTAATACGGTTGCTATTAAATCTAAATTTGGCATATAACCTGTTAAGATGATCCATCTTTTATTTTTATATAATAAATATGGAATAATTATACCAAATATAAATAAATATATTAATAATCCAATCATAGCTGATGAATTTTTTAAATCTTTTTTATCCATTACAAATATTGTTCTTTTATTCTGTAAATATTTATCATTTGTATTAGTTGACATATATATTTAAATATATAAAATATTATTTTGTATTAGAAATTGTATTAGAAATTGTATTATAATAATTGTTAGAAGAAGTATATATATCTAATGTTCGTGCACTACTATCACTCGCATTAACATACTTAGGCATCCAATAATATGGTATAATATACCCTAGATTTGGATAATAATTCTCAAAAATACTTCTGTAATATAATTGTTCCAATGTTTGTGGTGGATTATGATTATATTGAACATTTAAATCATACTCAATAATTGTTTGATTTTTAACTTTTTCTTCAATAATCTGATACCATGAACGTTTTAAACTACTAACACCATCACTAAATGCTTCTTTTCTTCTCCATAATATTTTTTTTGGAAGATAATTTCTATCAAATGCTTTTCTAAATAAATATTTTTCTTGTTTTTTATTTGTATTATATCGTATCTTAGAAGGAATAGATAAGTATGTTTGAACAAACTGTCTATCTAAAAATGGTGTTCTTGGTTCTAAACCATTTGTAGAAACTGATCTGTCTGATCGTAATACATCAAAGTAATGTATATCATTTATCAATCTTTTACATTCTTTGTCAAATTCAAAATGATCTGGAGCACTTTGCATATATAAATAACCACCCATTAACTCATCACTACCATCTCCATTAAAAATCACTTTTGCATCTGATTTTTCAGAAATATATTTAGAAACCAAATAATTTCCTACACTAGCCCGAACTGTTGTTGTATCATAACTTTCAATATTTTTTATAACATCAGGTATAAAATCAAAAAAATCTTCTTCTGAAACAATAATCTCTGTATGATTTGTATCAAGATAACTGGCAACAATTTTTGCATATTGTAAATCTTCTGATCCAGCTAATCCAATACTATAGGTTTCCAATTTATACGGATAATATTTTTTAACAATCGCAGTTACAATACTACTATCTAGTCCACCTGATAATAAACATGCAATCGGTCTATCTGTTGTAGTAACTCTCTTTTTTATTGCATTACAAAATGTTCCATGTATAAGATCTAAATATGTATTTTCATTACTTTCAATATAATTAGGCATATTGAATGAATTATAAAACTTTTTATCATACAGATACCACTTATTACTATAAGATAATTCTAAACATAAATATTCACCAGATAACACTGGCTTAATTATTAAAGAATTATTTTCTTGCACTTTTACTGTGGTTTCTGTTTCTAATTCATAATTATTTAACTTTTCTGTAAAACCACTTAATTGTTTAATTTCTGATGAAAAGCCAATTAAATTTGCATGTGCACATTGATTATCGTCATAATCTAATACACCTGATGGATTATACAAATAATATAATGGACGAACCCCATATGGATCCCTAGCAACAAATATTTTATTTATATTATAATCAATTAATACAAACGCAAAAACTCCATCCAATAAATTTAGAGTATATTCAATACCATATAACATATATAAATATATAATTATTTCACAATCAGAATTAGTTGTTGGTTTATATGTTATATTATCAAATAATTTTTTATAATTATAAATTTCTCCATTACAAATTAATTGTATATTGGATATATTAAACGGTTGATTAGATTCTTCATCTAAACCATTAATTGATAATCTATGAAATCCAATATAATTATTATTACTTACATTAAAATTTGAATTATCTGGTCCACGAGATTGTGATTTATTAAACTGTTCTAATATAAAATCATATGTTAATACAGCTTCATCATTATTAAATAATGCAAAAATACCACACATTATATTAATAATAAATTTAATCTTTAGATTTGTTTTATAATAACTGTATAAATTATATGAATAATAATTCAATATATATTTGTAATATTGATAGAACTAATGAATTAGATCAAAGAATTTTAGAAAGAAATGTTCCATCAGAAAATCTTGATTTATTATTAAGTTCAAGACCACAAGCTACTAAATATTCTTTACTTCCAACTGTAGATAATAATCAGTGTATAAATTCTGATAAAAAATATTTACCTTATGATGTTGCTAAAATATTTAATCCAGGAAATACAAAAGGACATTATAGTGGTTTTGCAGCAAAAGTAAACCATGAATCTGTATTAAGAAATCAAATATATGCTTTACAAAAATTTCCACAAGCTGCTTATATTCCCAGCAGTAATAGTGATTTATATAATTATACTATTCCAAATAATAATTCAAATAATTTAGAACAATTATATCCTGATTTATTTAAAACGCCAGTATTTAGTAATAATAATAAAAATCCTAGAAATTTAGGAAATAATTTATTTAATAATCATACAAGACAGCAATTAAAAAATACTTAATATTAATATGGATATGGATAGTGAAAAATATATTAATAGTGTTACTTTAGAATACTTATTAAACCCTATATTGTATGAGAAAATATCCATTCAAAATAGTAAAGAAAAAGTAATTTGTGAAGATCTAGAATTCTATAGAAAGAGAATATGTCAGATAACAAAAGATATGTGTAAAGGCAACTATATAAATGATAATTTAAAAAGTGTTTTTTTTAATTATGCATCTACAGTTATCTATTATTTAAAACAATTAGATGAGAAAGATATTTTACAATCTGACTATCTAGATTTAAACTTTGATATATCTATAAATAATTCTTTATCTAGTGATTCATCATCTAACTTTAATCCGGATAATTTAATAATAAATCAACCAAAAAAAAATAACACTTTAGATACTTTTATTAAAAAAATTAATGTAGAATCTATAGATAAAATTTTACCACAACAAAGAATTGCAAATATCACTAACCCTGTATTAAAAACCAAAGGTGTAAAAAAAAAAATATCATAATAATATAGGATGGCACGTAAACGAACACGAAAATCAAAAAAAAAAAAGTCAAAAAATAATACACAAAAAATATTTAAAAAATTAAATTGTAGTCCAAAAAAAAATTTGAAATTTTCATGTTATACAAATAAATCCTTAAATAAAATTAAATATTTATGGAATAAAAGACATCCTGATTCCAAGATATTAACAAATAATCCAAAAGATATTTGGGATCAATTAAAATTTAATATGAAAGACTTATGCAATACTGAAAAGTGTTGGTTAAAACAAAATTTTATGATTAATAATTTAGATCCTGAACTAAAAAATTATACATTTGCACCACCATCACCCGTTGAATGGAAACATGACCCAAACACATGGTTAACTAGTATAGATATTAATAAAATAATGAAACAGTATGAGATAGCTTATCCATCATTTATTTTTATAGGTCCATCTCCTATAAATTTTGATAGAAAACAAAAATTTGGTGAATGTGTTTGGAATGATTTATGTAATTTTAATTTAGATAAACTTATACGTAAAGGAAAAAATAAAATTGGAATTATATTTAATACTGATCCACATTATTTAGAAGGTTCTCATTGGATATGTGAATTTATTGATATAAATAAAAAATTTATTTTTTATTTTGATAGTAATGGTGATAAAACACCAAATGAAATTAATAAATTAAATAAAAAAATTATGGATCAGGGAAATTCAATTGGAATTAATTTTAACTTATATAAAAATAAAACAAAACATCAAAAAAGTGATACAGAATGTGGTATGTATGTACTATATTGTATCATACAACTTCTAAAAAATAAAATGACACCAGAAATGTTTGATAAACGAATTCCAGATGAACAAATGGAAGAATATAGAAAAATATTTTTTAATCCATAATTTTAGAAAGAATATTTTACTTCATTCTTATCAAAATAAAATAATTAAAGTCTGAATAATATTTAATATATAAGATATAAAAAATTTTTTATATATTATACAATGACTAATCAATATATTTCAGATGAAAATAAAGGAATGATGTGGCAGATATTATCTGAAAATGGCGCATTTAATGATATTCCAAACTCGAACTTTTATAGAGTTAAAACTTTATATGAAACTACTATTGTTGAAATATCTCAACTAGCCAATTTAAATATTACTGAGAGAAATAAATTAACCATTTCTACAATGATTAAAAAATTACCTTATTTAAAAATTAAACAAGTTTCAAAACCACTTGAAGAATTTCAAATTAAATTAGACAAAGAATTTGAAAATAAACAAGAAGAATTTTTCAAATTAATTAAACGGCCATCACCTAACGAAATTGAGTTTAATGATAAAAATGACGAACCTTTGAATAATATTGATATGAATAATAAATTAAATAATATGATGAAAATGAGGCAAGAAGAATTAAATCAAATTATTCCTGACAAGATAAATAATAGAGAAAACTCAGAAGATAATCTCGAAAAAAATACTCTAAATATTTCTGATACACAAAATTCTGATAAAATCTTTCACGAGAATGGAAGTTCTAATGATTATATATTAGGTGAATTAGGTAATACACAAATAAAAGCAGATTTATCGAACCAGAATTCTCAATTAAAAAAGGTTTCTTTTGAATCTGATAATTTTATTGGAAAATTAAAAAAAATAAATAAAAATGATATAGAACAAAAATCAGCCAATGACAATATATCATTAATTAAAATATTATCAAATCAAGATAAAATGTTATCAAATCAAGATAAAATATTATCAAATCAAGAGAAAATATTATCTCT